CGAGCGAATTCCTCGTGACCGGGAGCAAGCTTTCGCTCGACCTTCATACGTGCGTTTTGCATGGAGCGAGCGATGAGGCCGTCGCGAACGGCATCGGTGAACTTGTCGTCTGCCGACTCGGTGACAGTGACCCGCGTTTCGTAGTTGGGATCGGTGCCGTCCACGAAGCTGAATGGAGCTTCGCTGGCAGATCGTGTCACGGTTTGCGTCGCCGACTGCTTGAGGATCTGCTTGCGTGCTTCGTCGGCACTGATGCCGGAATCACACAACTGATCCGCGAACGATCGCTCCAGCTTGGCAAGTTTGCAATCGGCGATGATTTCCTGGCGTCGCTTGCGGTCTGCGGCAAGAGCCCGGGCGACTTCTTCCTTCACTGTTTCGTCCATTTTCTGGACCTCCTCTACTGGGGCAGCAGGCACTTGTTCCGCAGCCATGCTTTCGACCGGCTCGATCGCACTTGGCATTGGTTCGGATGCTTCCTCGCTGGGGTTGCTTTGCAGCTTGCCCAGCAAGAAAGCGATGACAGCGTTGGGGTCGGTCACACCTTCCGGCACGCCGACCGAAGACAGTTGAGACAGCATTGCCTCGTCCATGCTTCGTTCCTTTCGTTTGAGGTCTGTGTAAGACCGACGAACAATCGAATTCACATCCGCGCCAGTGGCACAAACAGATGCGTTATGCGGTTCCCAAGCGGTGATGATGTGCGCCGGTCCTTCGATGACCTCGCCTCGCTCGGTGGTGTAACTCTGGCCGCGATCGATCCATGTTCCATCGATCGGGAGAGCAGTAATTGAAAAGTCGGTGATGTGCCCCTCGGCGATCTTCTTTTCCGTGTCGGAGGCGTCGAGCGTGCTGCTGAATGCGTACTCGCCGAACAGCTCGCCGGTGTTGCGGTCGATGGTCAGATTGCGGACGCTGCCAAGGATGTTGCGAACCGTTGTGTCGTCATGCGAATCGACGATCGGGATCTGATTGCGACCACCTCGGAAACGAACGCCGGACATGAGCAGGACTTCGCGGTAGAGACCTCGCTTGTCGTCGAAGCGATCGACCGGGGTCTCTGTCGCGACGACGACTACGCCACGCTCGGATCGAGGCTGGACCATTCGCAGGACTTGCGGAATCTCGCTAGAGGGACAAGCAAACTTAACCTTGACCATCGGCGGCCACCTCCTCAATCGGTGTGTCTACGGTTCCGTCTACGGCGTCGTCGAGCAGTGCGGAAATCGTCGGTGCAGCAAGGCCGAGCGTTGATAACAGAGCCTCTGCCTTGATGCGAGACATGGTGCCGTCTGCAACGCCAGCAAGGACGTCCTCGATCGCTTTGCGATTGCGTTGCCATTGAAGCCGCGATGCGTTTGCCATTTCGCCAGTGCCGGAAACGGCTGGAGTGATTGCACCTTCGGCGGCGTTTGCTGCTTCGGAGGCGACCTGTGCGGCCTCAATGCTGAGTTGCTGTTCGCCTTCTTTGAGCAATCCAAGCTGGCGACGTAGACGGTCTTCTTTCGCTCGTTGGTAAAACACGGCTCGCCATGATCGGCCACGCGAACCGAGCTCGGTCTGGTAGTCGGACATGAACGAGTCGATCGCCGCCTGAGCGGACGATTGCTCCACGCCTGGATCCACCCATTCCCATTCGGGAGTCTGCCATTCGACAGGCGAGAACTTGCGTCGGTCTTCGAGCAGCTCGGAGGAGGAGGAAAAACCGTCCACGTCGGCTAAGGCCGCCTGGTCGCAAAAAGCATCCCAAACAGGTTGGCAAAGATGGGTTTTGAGATAGGCCTGGATGCGGCGGAATCGGCGACGGTCTTCGAGTTGGCTCGCTCGGTTGGAGCTGTAGTTGGTCTGGCTGTAATCGCGTGCGACGATCTCGTAGCTGAGACCAAAACCGACCGCGATGCCGCGAAGCATCAAGGATATCCACGGCTCAGAAGCAGAGTTGGGCCGACCTGGATTTGCGGACTCAATCGACTCGTTCGGATTGAGGTGCATGATCATGCCGGGCTGCAAGTAATCGTACCGATTGCCAGCGGCGTCGGCAGAGTCGCCTCCGTCCGGATCAACCAGCGAGCCGATCGGCGAATCGGACTTGATCGCAACCGTGAAGCAAGACGCTACGGCGGAGGCTTGCAGTTCGTTTTCGACGTAGGTGCCAAGGTCGCGAAGCCACGCCAGGACAGGCGAGAACCACGATATGCCTCGAGTTTGTCCAACACGATCCTTGCGAAATAGGTGCAGGATCTCGTTCGCGGGGACTCGCTCAGGCGTGCGGGTGATGGCGTAGGGCTGTAGTGGGTGATCGGAGTAGATCCAGTAGGCGACGACTCGATTTTTTGCGTCGAGTTCGACGCCGCGAATGATGCGGTTCCCGTCCTTGGCGACGATGCGGGCGGCGTAGTTGTCTTTTTCGCCTGCGAGACGATCTGCTTCGATGAGTTCGAGAGCGAGCGGAACCGGACGGCTGATGCCACGCGATTCTTTAGAAGACATCCGGTGAAGTCGGATGAGGACTTCGCCAGCCTCGGCAATCTCTCGAAGTGCTAGTGCCTGGATCTCAGCAAAGGTAAGCTGGCCGTTGACTTCGCAGACCTCGCACCAACGCTCCCAGGTGGCGTCTCGGATGTCGTTTACAGGCTCAACGTCTTCGCCTTCGGGCGTTTCGTAAACGCTTTGGGCTCGGATTCCGCACCCAACAACACTGGAGACCAACGTATCTAGGCAACCCCATGCGTAGGAGTTGTTGCGGACGAGCTCGCGTGCCCATGATCGCATGGCGTCGGCACCGAACGGACCCATCAGTTCCTGATCCGCGGACAGGTTGCGAGGCTTGCGGTGATTGCTGAATCGAGACGGTTCCGCTCCGGAGTACGAACGCAAAATGCGGCGTGCTTGAACGCGCCGAAGCTGGGTCAGAGGCGAAAACAAACCGACGACAGAATCGAGGATGCGTGTGATCATCGGCGGGACATCCTTCCCAGCCGGAAGGTGCCGTTCAGCTCGCGATCGACTTCGCGCCGCAACGTCTGACGCTCCGCAAAAAGTGCGTTTAGATCGAGCTTAGTGACGCTGCGAGATCCAATAGAATACGACGACGCTCCTCCGGTCAGGAGTGCTTCGATTGCGGCTTCGACTTGTGCGAGCAGAGATGCGGCAGATGCCATGCCTAACAAAGTAGGTCATGACGTCTCGCTTTCTAATTCCGGTTTTCCGTGGCCGTGGAACTGAGAGCAAGAAAAACGCAGGCGATCAAGACACGGATTCCTTCCACTGGCATCCGCAGAATCGGCAACGGCAATACCGAATGCTGCCTACGGTCCCGTAGACTTCGCTGTAGGATCTGCCGGACGGACGGATCGCCGTGCAGGACGTGCACTCGCGAGGTACGTATCGTTTTGCCCGCGGTGCATCTGGCTCGATCGCATCGTCAACGACGACGCGGAACCCAACCGCCTGGCCGGGATCGGAATCGTCCGTGCTGTTGTGCTTTTGGTCTTGCTTGCTCGGGTTTGCTTTTCGCTTCGCCATCGTTGACATGCCTCGGACTAACCTCCTGAAACGATTCTCCGACTAACTTGATTCCGCAAACTTCGCTGGCGGCTGCGGCCATGTAGGTCGCATCCAACCAGTGATTGTTTTCGTTGCGGACGTGCCAAAACGTCTTGACACCTTTTCCTTCCTTGAATTCCGATAGCAGCTCCTCGGCTGCAATGTGGTTCGCGAACGAGAAATGACGATTGGATCCTTCTGGACTGAACAGCGACATCGACCCGCGGCGAAGCATGTTTTCCTCGTCGAACGTCGGAGTCATAAATCGCTCATGAACCCACTGTTTCCAGTAATCGGTGTCGAGGTTGTAGAGCCAGACCTGTTCGTTATTCAGACGACTTGCGTGCAAGTGCGAAGAGGCGATGATTTCACTAGTGCTCTCTTTTCGTCCGTGGTATGGCGACATCCCCTTGGAGACATGAAACATGCCGCGAACTTGACGGACGAATTCGTAGACCGCGTCCGTAAAAGTGCCTGAGTCGCACAGCACGAAATCAATCTTTCGCGGTGTGCCGGTTGTGTCCACGTACTCCTTCGTAAGAAGTTCATCACGCCAGTTAAGAAGTGCCTTGTAGATTTGAGGCTGGGACGCGGTGTTGTCCATCGATGTGTCGGTGCCGACGACTTCGGCGACTCCGTAATCGACGACGCACCCACCAGCACCTTGCCCCCAGGCACACACCACCCAATGGCAGCGGTACTTGCCAACGTCAATTGCTGCGGTGATTGCAGTTGCGTTGGCCGGAATTTGGCGACGCACAAGGCCACTGATCCGCGATGCGACAATGTCCGCAGTGATTCCGTTCCCGGTCGGCCCGGAATCCGCTGGAGGATCGTTGTCAATTTCGGTCGCGACAGCTTTTGCGCCAACGTCTGCGACGCGATTATAGTAGGCTTGCACCGCAGACAGCTCGAGAGGTTCGCCGTCCGAGTGAAGCTTTTTGGAATAGCTGTTGACGTTTGATACCTCGCAACCAGCTTCGATCAACGCTTGGTTGTCGCGCCAGAAACGGAACGCAGTTCTTGCGTCTGGATCGTCTGCGGACCTGGCTTGTCGCATCTGGATATACTGCTCGACGAGATCTTTGCGATCTGGCTCCCGAAGCATCTTGCGGTATCGCTTGCCCCTCCAGCTTGGCTTGATTTTTGGATCGGTGAATCGATAGGCGATGCACTTGCGATTTTGCACCGTGCAGAGCATGACGCGAGGAATCCGCTCGGAGCTGGCACCCAGGCCCGCAACATCCTTTTCCAGAATCTCCTCGTTCTTCTCGATCAACGCTTCTGACGCCGCTGCTTCGCGGTCTTCGATGTCATCAATAATTACAAGCGTTGGTCGGTTGTTTCGGAACTTCGTTCCGCGAACAGGACCGTCAATACCGAGACAGTAAAGCACCTGGCCGCAGCTCGCGACTTCCACTTCGTCCGGCCAACCTGGAATCTGCGATCTGGAAATTGTAGGGAATGCAATGTGATCCGCTGCGAGCTCAATGTTCGTATTCAGTCCACCAACGGTCTGCATCCGGGCCCGAGATGACCAGCCACCTACAGCCTGCATTGGCGTCCCAATCTCAGGGTAGTCCGCAACGAACAATTCATTTTGCTGGAGCTGTTCTTTGATTGCCTTGAGTTCTAATTGTGCTTTGCCTTGACTCTTTCCGATGACGACCGGAAATGTTGAGAGCCCGCGAACCATCAGATACAAAGCCGCATGCGTTGCGATCGTCGTCTTGCCTTCTCCGCGCGGTCCTGCAATTGCCTGGTCGCCTCCGTAGAGTGCGGCGTCGATTATCGAGTGAAGCATGGCTAGTCGATCGGTTGTCCAGTCTTCGCGGAAGATGTCCGCGAAATACGTGTCTAGCCATCGCTTCGGGTCGCTTTCGGCATCAAGCCTTCTTTCGATGTTTTCTGGTCGAGGTATTGCGAGATCGCGTTCCGCTGCTCGCTTTCGCGCCATCAGTTGACGCTGTTTCAGACGCTCGTCCCCTTTGATCGGGTCCGCCGCAGATGCCGTTTTCGGATGCAAGACGAGCAAGCTCTGTAGCTGGGACAGATCGAGCGAGTTCAAGAAGTCGTAGTCGTTGCTCATTTTCTTTCGCTTGTTTTTTGTTCTCGATCTCCTCGCGCTTCACATCGAGAGCATCAGCCAGCATTAAAACTTTCGCCGCGTCGATCGTCAGGTCCGGATCGCTTAATGCAGCCATCAATGCGGATTTTATTTTTTGGCGATTAACATCCCATTTATCTTTCAATGCTCTCCCTACCAGTCGCACGTCGGAAACGGTCTCAAGTGCAAACAACTCTCCCCTCCCTAAATCTCAAACGCACTAACTTTCTTGAAAGATTCTGTACGGATTTCCTTCCCAAGCCGTTTTGATAGCAAAGAAGGACCCAAGACGTCTCAATTTGCAACTCTGTTTTATCAC